TCCTAGTGTGCTGATAGCTGTTGCTACAGTAGCTCTTGTTGCGCCTGGGGCAATAGTAATAGGGTTGCCGTTTAATCTAAGAATTCCGCCTGACACAAATGCGGTAGTAGTTGTGCTAGACACAGTGGCCCAGCTAGCTTTCCATTCTGGGCTTCCAACTAACACCCAATCTCCTGCAACCACTTGTGCGCCTGAAGCATATGTGCCACCTGCTGACTTAAGCCATAGTGTAGCTAATTCTCTACTGGCAGTATAAGATCCAGTTCCTAGAACTGTTTGGAATACAACTGCGTAATCACCGATTGATCCAACTGATGATCTTGGACGATTAGATTCAACTTTAGATTCGTCATTGTCTGTCAACACGATTGGAATTTTTAATGCAAACTTCTGTCCACCTGTTGTATCAGCACCTGCACCGTTCCATTCTTGGATACCCCAAGAAGTTGCTAGCGTGTCAACCCACCATGCTCCATTGATTGGTTCTGCTCCCGGGGCGATTGTTTGACCTTGTAGTTCGTCTAGATTTACATCTGCACGAACAATAAATGCTGAATTACTTACACCCAAAAAGCTGTATGCTGCTAGTAGTCCATATTCGTTTCTCTCGCCACCGTGTATTGGGCTTGAAGAAGCTGTCTTTTCAAAGAACGGAACTCCATAAGTATCAACAAGTTCTCGTTGACTGGTAATCTTAAATACCTTGCCAGCATTTACTCCTGTTGTTCCAGCAGCAGTACCTGTGCCTGCTGCATTTGATTTATTTTCTGCGGTTGCAATAACGATAAGAGGAGTCGTACCAGGCTCAGCTGGTGTATAAAAACTCTCGTCGATTACCGTAACTTGTACGCCTGGTGATTGTAGTGCCATCCCATTTTCTCCTGGTAATAGTTGCTCATATTATTTAGCGGTATCCGCTAAAATTGGCCTGTTATACTAGTTGAAAAAGGGGTTGAAAAGGTGTAAATATGTTTATGAGACCGCTTTGTAGGTGCGGGCAAAGACCCCGTGCTGTTAACTATAAAAAAAACGACAAGATCTATTATAGATCATTGTGCGAAATCTGTATGGCTCACGGAGTTAATTATGGAATACCCCGCTGGTTTAGAGCAGGGTATAGAATAAAAAATGCCTGTGATAAGTGCGGCTTTAAATCAATATACTCGGAAGTATTTAGAGTGTTTCATGTTGACGGTAATCTAGACAATTGCCGTCATAATAATTTAAAAACAGTATGCGCTAATTGTGTCAGTGTATTAAGCAAGGACGGCATTATCTGGCGGCAGGGCGATCTTGTCGCCGACTACTAGTCTTTCTGATCTATTGTATAATTCGTCAATAGTCCCGTTATTGTCAAGTACTCCGTCAAACTCACAACCAATCCAAGCCCATTCGCTAGCATGAATTTTTTTCATCTTCATAGCATTTAGTCCTAGATTGCTGCCTTGGTTTGCACTGAGCGCATCGTTATACCACTCGGGCAATTCGCCTCTCTGCACCCAATAAATTTTACCGCCTGCTTTTTTAATAGCTTCGATTTCGTTAGGAAATCGGCAGTCACTGATTACTACGTGATCTTGTGAATTGCGAATTTTGTTTTCTAACGAAGCAATCCAAATATCGTCGTGAAATGCTTTACGGCATACTTCTGTGCCCCAGTATTGCAGTACCCAGCGTGGAGTTAGTGTAGGCATATCTAAACGTTCTGCCCACCATAGATCAACTTGTTCGCGCCATTCACGTGCAGCTTTAGTTCGGCCTTCTAGCATGGTACGATCCCAGCCAAAGACTGCGGCTACTGCATCTTTAAGTGTGGACGCAAAACTTTCTCTTCTAAATTCGTGAAAATTAACTAGATAGTCAGCGACTGTGTCCTTACCGCTGCCAATAAACCCGCATATACCTATAATCATAAATGTCTCCTATTAGAAACATTATACTACAAATTTATTGCAAGGTCAAACCTTTTTAACCAATTATAAATGTATAACCGGATCCGCCAGAAACTAGTGTTTCTAATTCTTTAGTTAATCTTTCTAGATCAGCTGTGGCTTCTGATTTCATAGCAGCGCCGTTTAGTGAGCTACCGCCACCTGGTCCTGCAATTTGAGCAAACTTTTCGCGAGCTTGCCCTAACATCATTTTGCAATTGGCCAGGGTGTAGTCTTTGATCCACTGTCCTGCATAGGTATCTTCAATGATAGCAAAGTCTGGTTTAGTATTATAGACCTGTATCATTACTTCTTCAAAACCCCTTGGGCGTTGTTGAATAGTTAATTTACGGCTTTGAGGATGCCATGTAAAGTTGATAAAACTTCCAAACATTTTGCCCACTAATTCTTGATATTGTGCAAATAATTCGTAGGTTAATAAGCCGCCCATGTTTGTGGATGATAACAAATAGGTGTTAGTGTAGGCCATGTTGAACGGTTCAAACACGGTACCGCCCGATCCGTTGCCACTACGTGATCCAACGCTTCTACGGAAAATCTGTCGAACTTGTTGAACTTCTTTAGGTAAAATGTAATCGTTTTGATCTTGCTGTAGTGTTAAAAACAGATAGCTTTCTTCTACAGCATTATCTGAACGTTGGCGAAAAACTCCTAAACTTCTATTTAGGGCAGTTTCGTAATGTATAGGATCTAGTTCTATATCAATCATGCCGTCGCCCAGCATGGCTTTACAGTAGTCGTAAACGCTTTGTTTGGATTGATCAATTTGGCTCATACTGTTATTTATCGTAGCGGTAAATATACTACTATGCCAAGACTCAGTTTATACCGTCCCGAAAAGGGCAATGACTACAAATTTATAGATAAAACCGCCTGGGAAATGTTTCAGGTTGGCGGAACTGATGTACTTGTTCACAAGTATATTGGTCCGGGATCTAGCAACGATATTACTCCTTCTACTCCTAGTTATACAGGAAATAGTGTTAGTAATATTCAAGATTTATTATTTTTAGAAAATAGAGATAGAAAATACGATCCCGATATCTATCAATTGCGGGGTGTATACAGTCTGCAAGATATCGATTTTAATCTAAGTCAGTTTGGTTTATTTTTACAAAACGACACAATTTTTATTACATTTCACATCAACGATACTGTAGAAAAATTAGGTCGCAAAATTATATCAGGCGATGTTATAGAACTACCTCACCTAAAAGATGAGTATGCTCTTAACGATTTACAATTTGCTCTAAAACGTTTCTTTGTGGTTGAAGAAGTTAATCGTGCAGCCGAAGGATTTTCAGTAACGTGGTATCCTCATCTATATCGTGCAAAATGCAAACCCCTAGTAGACAGTCAAGAGTTTAAAGAAATATTAGACGGAGCGGCAGGCGAAGGCAGTGATTACACTCTACGAGATATCATGTCTACATATGAAAAAGAAATGCAGATTACACAGGCAGTTCTTGATCAAGCTGAATCAGATGCTCCTAAGAGCGGATACGATACCACTCGCCATTACATGATACAAAAAGATGCGGAAGGAAGAGTTGAACTTGTGGATGCATCTACAACCGCTTCTTTAGCCAGTTTCCAAACACAGGCCACAGATGCTGAAGGTAATTTATTATTCGATGCAGATAATAATCCTATATATGTAGGTTCTACAGCAAGCACCATTTATCAAAGTCCAGAATACAACGGTCCTATGATTGGCGACGGTGATGGTATCCCACCAAACGGTGCACCGTTCACTGCAGGAATTACGTTTCCTATTGCTCCGTCGGTTGGACAATTTTGTTTACGAACTGATTATCTACCCAAGAGATTATTTAGGTATAGCGGAACTCGTTGGGTAAAAGTAGAAGATGTAAATAGAATGACTATGAGCAACATGGGCTACGAAGATGTAGTGGCCGGTGGCTCTCCTAACGATGTGTTCTTAGATAAAGATGTAAGAATAACGCAAAAGACCAGTTTCATTAATAACCCTGCAGAAACTAGGATCAATGGGCACACAGTTAAAGAAAAACAAAGCCTTTCAAAGGCACTTAGACCAAAGGCAGACGAGTAATGGATTATTTTTATGACGGGCAGATAAGACGATATGTCACGCAGTTTATGCGTGTGTTCATAGGTTTTAAATATAAAACTGGCGACGGTACACTGAGCCACGTGCCTGTAATGTATGGCGATATGACTAGACAAGTGGCCAGCATTATTAAAGATAACAGTGAGAACAAAATGTCCACTGTGCCTAGAATTGCCTGCTATATTTCAGGACTAGAAATGGACACCACTAGACTAGCCGATGCCAGCTTTGTGAGCAAATTACATGTTAAAGAACGTGCTTGGGAAGATGTTGGTAGCGAAATAGAATACAAAAATTTTCAGGGTGCCGGTTATACAGTTGAACGACTAATGCCTACTCCATTTAACCTGTCAATGAAAGCTGATATATGGACTTCAAACACTGATCAAAAATTACAACTAATGGAGCAGATCCTAGTTCTATTCAACCCTAGTTTAGAAATACAGACCACTGACAACTATATTGACTGGACCAGTCTCAGTGTTATCGACTTGTCTACATTAAATTTTAGTTCTAGAACTATTCCTCAAGGAGGCGATAGTGAAATTGACATTTGCTCTATTGAATTTAAAATGCCAATTTATATTAGCCCGCCTGCTAAGGTCAAGAAGTTAGGTGTTATTAGAAATATTGTGGCCAATGTATTTGGCGAAAGTGGCGATGTACTTAATCTAGATGATTTGATCTATGCCGGAAATGGCAATATGATTCATACTAGAAATGTCAGCGGAAACTTTAGAATATTATTATTAAAAAGCAACAACGATCAAGCCAACGACTTTGATGTATCAATTGTTTCTCCTAATGAAGTTATATTAGCTAATAAATTGGAACCTCCTACAAAGACCAGCGACCCAATTAATTGGAATACTATAGTAGATATATACGGCGGGTATATTTCTGGCATTAGCAAGATATTTTTCTTACAAGCAGATGGCAACGAAATAGGTGGTACTTTTGTAATAAATGAATTAGATCCTACACGACTATTGGTAAATCTTGAGGATCGTCCGTCTAATACTGTAATTTTTAGTTCAGTATATCCTGCTGGTCGTACTACTATAGATGCTATTGTAGATCCCTATAAATTTAATCCTAAAAGACCCAATAAAGAATCTGCCGATCAAACTATAGTTGCTGGCACTAGATATTTGGTGTTGGATGACGTTAATACCAGTACTAATGTAGGGACTCTAGTTGACAATCCACCGTTTAACCCAACCTTTAATTATGATGGACCTGATGCTTGGAAAAATCTAAATGGCAGTGATCCTGTAATAAAGGCCAATGCTATTATAGAGTGGAGTGGTACTGCATGGGTTGATCTAATCCCAACATGGTTAGTATCTACTCCTACGCCGGCAACTAGTGCTATACAGGTCTATGCTAGAAATCAAATTGTTATCTATGACGGAGTTGCCTATCGAGCTAATGCCAACATAACCCAGGGCGAAAACATTAAGGTGCCGTTGGACAATGACAAGTTTGACGAAATCAGCTTGTTGTTTCAAAATTTAAAAACAGGTATTCAATATCGCTGGGGTACCGACGGACAATGGATGAAGAGTTTTGAAGGTGAGTACATGTCAGGATACTGGAGGTTTGATCTAGATCCGTTATAAGTAATAGATGCAACAACGTGCCGGATTACTTTTCCTTGCTAAATCTACTAGTAGAATTTTACTGATCTTAGAAGATCAAAAATGGACTGTGCCTACATTTCCTAGAAGTTCTACACTTTTAGAAGATGCTGATCAACTGATGTCTGACTATGCTGTGGGTAGAATATTGCCAATTGAACTATATCTCAGTGAAGATCGTGGATTTGAATACGGAACATATGTTTGTCTAACTGATTTGGAATTTTTAACTACTGCAAGTCAAACAATCTGCTGGGCAAACGTCGATTGTCTTCCTAAAAATTTACATGGCGGGTTAAAGACCACATTAAATAATCAGCTCATTAGAGCAAAAATTGATACTATACTGGTGCTAGAAAATGATTCCAAAAATACAAAATAGTCAACGTTTCATAGACGACTACAAAAACTATCAAGAAAGGATTATAAAAATATCCAATCAATCAGCCCAACAAGAACTGACTGATCTCTTAGTAAAGTTGAAAGAACAAGTATCCTATATTGATCGTAGCCACGACAGTATGATGATTACCGGAAGAATAAGCAGTGAGGTTTCTGATCTACGTTCAAATTTGATAACAATCAAAAAATCGTTAGATCAGAAACTGGTTCACTGGGAACGTATCGAATCCAATTAAGCCTGCGCTTCACCCCAACGTAAAATAATCGACGCTGGTACCGCAGTTCCCGTGACCTTATAAACGTTAATAGCTAGTACGTCTGGACCATTAGGAAAAGCTCCTCTACCTCCGATCGCTGTAGCAGTCAACTCTTTCAGTTCACCTAGATCTAACTCATTAGTACTTCCTGGAGTTGAAATAAAGGAAAATACCTGTTCGCCCGGAAGAGCTGCCGGGAAATCT